GTGGTCGAGGCGATCAGCAATGTGATGATCGAGTGGGAGGATGAGCAGCGCGCCATCGGCGTGGAGTTCAACGCCCTCATCGGGACCAGCGCAGTCCACATGGCGATGCAATTCATCGACAGGTGCATGGAGCGCCTGCCAAATGAGACAATGCAATGAGTGAGAAGAGGCTGAAGATTGCGGTGTACGCTATCTCTAAGAATGAGGAGAAGCATGTCGCTCGCTTCTGCGAGGCGGCCAAAGAGGCTGACATGATTGTCATCGCTGACACAGGCAGCACGGATGCAACGGTCGAGCTGGCTAAGAAGCATGGCGCAATCGTACACAACATACTCGTCACACCTTGGCGCTTCGACGTGGCTCGCAACACAGCCCTGTCTCTAGTGCCGGGCGACGTGGATGTCTGCGTGTCTATGGACTTGGATGAGATACTGCAGCCGGGCTGGCGCGATGTCATTGAGAAGGCATGGAAGGAAGACACCACCCGCATCGGATATAACTTTGATAACGGCGATGGATATGTGTTCACGCAGAATAAGATACACTCGCGGTCAGGTTATGTGTGGAGATGGATCTGCCACGAGTGGCCGATAGCTGACCGAATCAATGAGGTCTGTGAGACAGTTGACTTCGTCATGGCAAAGCACAAGCCGGACTTGGATAAGAGCCGTAAACAGTATCTGGATTTGATATATGCGTGCGCAGTCGAAGAGCCTGAGAGCGCGCGGCATGCCATGTATTATGCGCGGGAGCTTTATCAGCAGGGCTATTACGAACAGGCAATCTCAGAGTTCACCCGCCTACTCGACTTGAAGGAATCTATATTCCCGGCTGACAGAGGATACGCATATCGAATGCTTTCGAGATCAGCTCATCATTTAGGAAAGCCTGAAGATGCCTTGGTGTACGCCCGCAAGGGAACCCTTGAAGACCCGCACACACGAGAGTCGTGGTGCGCACTCGCATGGGAGTGTGATGTCCAAGAGTTGTGGGGTGAATGCTTGAGCGCTGCGATGACTGCGTTGAATATCGAGAAGCGTGTGAACGTCCATCATCATGAGAATGAAGCATGGACTTACGTGCCTCACGAGCTGGCGGCTAAGGCGTTTGCGGGACTTGGCATGGTTGATCTTGCCAAGAAGCACGAAGAACTAGCTAAGTCATTGAAAGAAAAGGAATAGCATCATGAGTGAGGCCGTCCTCCAGCAGCAGATCAGACTAGCTCTGGGTCAGAGGGACGACATAATGATGTTCCGAATAAACGTCGGCGTGTTCAAGCCGGTAAGCGGAAACGCGGGCGTAGTAAGGTCAGCGCCTGAGGGGACACCCGACCTGCTCGGCGTCATCAAGCCGGGCCGTGCATTCGCCATTGAGGTGAAGGCACCCAAAGGAAAGCAGCGCACAGCGCAGGTTGCGTGGCAGCACGCATGGGAAAAGCGGGGCGGTATCTACATTCTCGCCTATTCGCTTGATGACGTTTACCGAGGGCTTGACATCACCCCGTAAACGTATACATTCAGAATACATAACAAAGACCGGAGGTATATATTTATGGCTATTATTCCTGTGCGTGATGAGGCGCACTGGCACGAGCTGCGTGCCAAGCACATCGGCGGCAGCGACATTGCCGCTCTGTTCGGACTGTCCCCCTTCACCACACGCTGGCAGTTGTGGATGGAGAAGGCTGGCAAGATTTCTCCTGAGGATCTGTCGGATAACAAGGCGGTCCAAGCTGGTAAGTTCCTCGAGGCAGGCATCGCCAACTGGGCAGCCTTCCGCTGGGGCATGGATATCTCAAAGGTCAACGAGTACTTCACCGTCGATGACTGCCCGGGCATGGGCGCGTCGTTCGATTACATCACATCCGACAGCGCGCCGATGGAGATCAAGTGGTCCGCTCGTGGGCATGGCTGGGAGTACACGGGTGAGGAGATCACCCAAGCCCCTGAGAATTACCTGCTGCAGGTCCAGCACCAGCTCGCTTGCACGTCTTCTGATCACGCATGGCTGGTCGCTCTGATCGATCACGAGCCACGCCGCATGAAGGTTCCCCGCAACGATAACATCATCGACGCCATCAAAGCTGAGATCACTGCGTTCTGGGACAGCATTGCCAATGGTGTCGAGCCTGAGGTGGACTTCGAGAAGGATGTGGCTGCGCTCACCAAGCTGATGGGTACGCTGCCCAAGAGCGAGATCACGCTGGATGATGACAGCGCAGAGCTGTTCGATCTGTTCAAGCAAGCCAAGGATAAAGCTAAAGAAGCTGAGGCTATGGCTGACAATCTCAAGGGCCAGATACTCACCCGCGCCCGGGCCAAGCTCGAGCTTATGAACACGTCTCAGGACAAGGCTGTCGTCAAGTGCGGCGAACACAAGATGTCGATTAGCGTTGTCACGGACAATCCCGGCACCGTTATCACACAGGACATGGTCGGTACCGTGACCGGCAAGCGCAAGGGTTATGTCAACGTAAGGATTAGCTGATGAGAGACTGGGTTATGATTCGCCTGAACAAGGAACTCGTGGAACAAATGCGCGAGGTCGCCGGCAGGCATCCACTGAAACCAACACTGCGAGCGTCGGTCGAGCGCGCCATTGAGCTGATGATCGAAGACCTCGAAGAGGAGATTAAGAATGCAAACAAGTAACGCCGTCGCGCCCATCAAGCCGATGGACCGCTTCAAGCAGGAGCTGACTGCACGCGAGGACCACCTCCGTAAGCTGCTGCCCAAGTCAATGGGCGTCGATAAGTTCCAAGCTATCGTTGTTGCGGCTGTCGCTGACAACATCGACTTGCTCGACTGTGACCGTGCGTCTCTACTCAAGGCATGCCTGAGCGCCGCTGAGCTGGGCCTGTCGCTCAACAAGAACATGGCTGAGGCTGACATCCTCAAGGTCTGGAACGGCAAGACCAAGCGCAACGAAGCGCAGTTCCGTCCCCGCTACAAGGGCCTGATGAAGCTGGCCCTGCAGGGTGGTGACGTGCTGAAGATTGAGAGCCGTCTGGTCTATGCCAATGACACGTTCGAGGTCGAGGAAGGCATCGACCCGCGCATCATCCACAAGCATGGCCTCTCCAATCGTGGTGACATGGTCGGTGCGTACTGCGTGTGGAAGTTAAAGAACGGCGAGACGCAGTTCGAGATCATGAGCAAGGAAGAGATCCTCGCTATCCGTGACCGATCCTCTGCCAAGACCAAGGACGGTAACGTCGTCGGCCCTTGGAAGACAGACGAAGCTGAGATGTGGCGCAAGACTGTGGTCCGTCGGGCCAGCAAGTATATGCCTCTCTCGACTGAGGCACAGCGTGCAGTCATGGCTGACAACGAAGCCGATGGCATCGTCGATGGCGACGACTTCTCTGGTCCTGTCGAGGACATCACAGACATCGCGCCTGAGCCAGACACAGCGCCAGCCGCGCGCCAGATCACATCCCTCGAGCAGAAGGTGGCCCGTAAGCCTGCGCCTGCACCAGCTCCAGAGCCTGAGGAAGAAGAGATGGATATCCTTCACCCGGTCGAAGACGATGACGGCGTCACAGACTGGGAGTCGTGGGCCTATGCAGCATTCGAGCTAGTCTCGGACATGGACCCACAAGATCGGCAGCACTGGAAGGATCTGCACAGCAACCAGCTATCAGAGGCTGAGCTGTTGGCAGCACGCGCTGTCGGTCCGCTTATGAAACTGTTTAACTAAGGAGAAAGCCAATGGCTAAGAAGTACGATCTCGTGGTCAAGGTCGGTGAATACACTGACGGTCAAGGCCAGACCAAAGGCCGGTTCAAGAATGTCGGCGTCATGATGGAGGGCCAGAACGGTCCGTACATCCCGCTTGACCGCACGTTCAATCCGGCTGGCGTCGGTGGGAATGATGGCCGTGAGAGCATCATCGTGTCCCTGTATGAGCCGAAGCAGGATGGCAACCAGCCAAGCCCTGCACAGCAGGCTCACTCAACCGCCAAGGCTAACGCTTACCAGCCGCAGCCGCGTGACCTTCAGGACGACGTACCTTTTCCTTTTTGAGGAGGGGTGGGCGTGGGCTTAACGGCCCACGCCATACGACGCAGCCGTGTCGTTATAGACACGGTTGAAATCGCTCATGATCCGAGCGCGCTCAGCTTTATATTCCTCTGGTGCCATGCCTTCGCTGTTCTGACGCAGTTCCGTCAGAGCCTTGTCAGCATCGTTGTAAGCGTCGATCACAGACTGATCTGCGGCAACAGGATTATTACTAGCCAGCCAATCCGCCTCTGTCGTGTCACCATCTTCTGACTTCTTGGCGGCTGCCACAGCGCGCTTCATCTCATCTGACCGCTCATAGAAACGGGTCATGGGTGCAGTATCAACGAGAGCCTCATCGAAATTGAACGGGTTCATCTTAGCAATTGCGCTCTTCTCAGGGTCGGCAATGTCGCGAGCTATGCGACCAATCCCCCCACTGTACTGATCGACAAAGTATTTAATCTGGTCAGGGGAGATATCGATATCCCCTTTGATCTGACCAAAGCCCGGCTCGATGGGACCGAAGTCCACCTCTTGAAGCGTTTGAGCAATCTTCTTGTACGCCTCAGGCGTTGTCGGCTTCGAGATGGACGCCCGCGCAACGCTCTTGTCAAACGGCTCATTGTAGATCGGAGAGTTAAAGAAGTTCTCATTGACAGCCAGATCATACATCGGAGCGACAAGACTTGGGATGATAACCCGGTCGTCAGTGCTACGAATAATCGGCACAAGCCCTGAGAAGAATGCCGAAGCAACTTCAGATGAAGCCTTAGCCACATCAACACCGGCTTCTGCGTCGGTCAACTTACCCGCCACAACCTCTGCCATCTTACTGCCAAGATACTTCTCAAATGCAAAGAAGAATCCATTCGGCAGAACAAGAGGTTCAGCATCCTTACTAAAATAAATATGCGTGAAGGCGAGCTTCTTCCACTCCGGCAACTGGCTGAAGTCATCCTCGCCATCGTCATCGCTGTCTGGTGCATTCGCCATATTCAAAAGGGTCGTCGCAAAACCCATTGCCATGTTAGCAATCATTAACTCACGGCCATACTTACTCGTAGTTGCGCGCACCTTCTTTGTGAGGTTGGTAATGGACGGCGTCGTAAACCAGAAGATACTATCAAGCGCACGGCCATAGCGACCACGCTTTGTGTTATCCAGCGTCGTCTTCAAGGCAATGCGAGCCGCGTCTTGAGGGTCAACGCCAGCGTCGATTAGCGCCTTATAACCACCGACGCGCGGGAGCAGATCAACAAACTCATTGATCCCATCGACCAGCTTCATAGCCTTGACCATGCCAGCCTTCGTTTCAATGGTTCCCTTATCGAGACCCTCAGCCTTGATCTGATCCATCATGTCTTGGATGCGCTTGGCTACAGCCTCAGCTCGCTCGGCAAATTCAAAGCCAGCTTCCCCGCCATTCTGAACCATCTCTGCCGTGAGTGCCTTGATGTCAGCACCCTCTGAAGTGCGGGGATCGCGGTCTGCGATATAAGAGAACACCCCATCCCAGACAGACGGGCGATAGTGATTAATCCCGGTGTTAGCCCAAGACGCATAAGCCTTCAGACGATTTGGCTCATATGCTGCGCTTTCCTTAATGCCTCTTTCCGAAAGAACCGTACTCCTCGCATCAGACATACTGCGATAGAACTCTATCGGCCAGAAGTATGGAGAGAAGCGGGTGTTAAGCTGACGGAAAAACCCTGACGCATTCATCAAGCGCTGAGTAAACTTACCGTACTGCTTCGGGTCCATGTTCTCGAACGCACTCTTGAGCGCAGCGCCGTGCTGGTTAGGAGCAACCTCAATAAAGAACGGCTTACCCTTTTCAAAACCACGTATGCTGTTCTTGTACGCGAAGGGGTCAGTGATCGGAGCAGCACGCCCGTTGACAATCTTCGGATTGTTCTCAGTATAAACTTTGAACAAGCCCTCAAAAGCTCCGGGGTTCTCATCATACTTCTTCTTCAGATCGAGCGTGACTTTGTTCCGTTCCGCTAAGTCGATCTGCTGCTGCGCATCAGCAATCATGTTGGTCAATGAGTCGGACGCCAAGCTCTCACGCCCGCCAGCCTTTTTAATCGGAGCG